CTTCTTCTAACTCTTCTATTAATTGTTCTTCAACTTTTTCTTTTTTCATTAATCTAAACCTCCATTTGTTAAATTTATATATTGTTCGTGTTGTCTTTGTCTATGTGTACTTGCTCTAACACCTCTTCTTGTTTCTTTTTCCTTATCTTCTCCATACTCTATTTGCGCTCTTTTACCTTGCAACTCATTAGCAGCACCTTGCATTAATACTTCTTGTGCCCCATTTATACCACTACCTGAATAATCTGTCCAATTACCAACAACCACTACATCTTCCTGGTCTATTGCTAAATTACCTGAACTGCACTCGTGTACAAAATCACCTGTGTGTTCATCTGTAACATATCTTTGTTTACAATGGGGACAAATTTTAATTACCATTTCCTAATTCCTCTATCATTTTATTTTTTTGTTGTTTCTCTTTTTCTAATAATTTCTCTAAACAATCTCCACATACCCAAGTTGAACCATAAAGTACTAGTGCTCTATTTAAGCAATTCTTCACTTGACAATTCATATTATTCATTTTATTTTCTCTTTCCTTTTTTACTTCTACATGGCATTTTATTTAACCTCCACGATTGGTTTAAGTGTACATCTACAAAGCGGGTGTAGTGGAATACTTGGATGTTCTCCAATATTAAATATTTGTCCATTCAACGCTTCACAATCAGGACAAGTTCTATCACCATAACTTGCTACCCAACCCACCTTATTTATTCCGTTTTGTTTAAAATATTCTTCTGCTCCAGCATTAGCCAACCTCGTAACCTCACTCCTAACAATTCCTATTGCTCTCTTATCAGCACTCCTTGCTAATATTGGAAGTCCACTAACCCCTGTTTTAATGTTTCCGTCCTCAGTCATTCTATATAAATCTTTAATACCTACCTTTTTATCTACTTCTTTTGCCATATCCTTTAACCCTTGTCCTTCTTCAAATCCATTTTTTAATACTCCTTTCAACTTATCAACTTGTTCATTAGATAAATAACCTGCTTCTAATTCTTTTTCATTAACTGCTTTTAATTGCCCAAATTCATATAATCCCAATACCTTTAATATCTCCCCTAAATAATCTTTGTAATTAAATCCTAACCACTCCTTAATATCATCAATATCATTCCAACTTTCTTCGCAATGCTTACATTCCTTTTCTATCTCATAATTTTTTAGTTCTCTTATTTTATTATCAAAAATTTCTTTTTTAACTTCTTCCTTCTTAATTTCTTCCTTCTTAATCATTTGTGTTTCTGTTTCTCCATTATTAGATACTCTAAAATTAGGTATTAAAGATTTTCTACTAAATACCTTCTGTTTAACTATTTTAGTTTTATTTAATTTATTTTTTATTTCTTCAATCTCTTGTTTTATATTATCATTCTCTTTTGGTTTACTTTCTATTGCCTGAACCATAATCTGTTTTAACATATCTAATTCTTCTTTTCTTCTCTTTTCTTGTTCTTCCATTTGTTCTTTTCTAATCTTTTCTTGTTCCTCTAGTATTGATTTAATAATATCCATATTGTTGGTTTGTTGTTCTACTACCTCTTCTTTTTCTCCAATACCTTCCTTCTCATTACTACCTAATTTAGATAACAATAAAGCAAAAATAGCATTTTGTAATTGTAAATTCTTTATATCTGTATCATCCTTACTCTCTACAATCTCAAACTCTTCTTTTGTTGGTTTGGGTTGTTTAGGTTGCTGTGCTTTAGGTAATGGTTTTTTAGGAAATCCTTTATTTTGTCCTGGAACTAATGGTTGAGGTTGTGCTTCTAATCTTTTTCTTTCTTCCTCTTCTTGTTTTTCTTGTTCCAACTTCAATTTTTCAAACTCATCTTTATCTAATTTTAGGAGGTTTATTAATTCTTCTTCTAATATGTTTCTCATAGCCATTCCAGTAGTGGGTGATTTAACTAATTCACTAATTAACGCCAATCTTCCTTCAACTTCCATAACACTAGGAGTTCCCCATTCAAACTCTACATGAACATCTTATCCGTTTGCTGTAATTATTCTCTTAAATATTTTCTCTTCAATAATCTTTTCTAACTCTGCTTGTATACTTTGTATCCTTCTTTGAAATGCTTCCATTTGCACTTTAGCAATTCCTTCAGGTATGTTTGCCTTACCTAACAAAACAAATGGCATTTGAAAAGCATAAACTAACATATCTAAATCATATTCCAAAACACTACTAAATTTCTCACCAATATTACCAAAATCAACAACACTTAAATCAACTAATGGGTCTGTAGCCCAATCAGTTTTATTACTCATAGTTTCCATTTTAGTACCAAAAGCAGCAACATCTTCTGGTTTAGGAATAATCTTAGTATCTCCTTCAACTTTACCTAATTTCGCATGTAATGGACTATTTGCTTTTCTATTATAAATTTGATGCATATCCTTAGTATTTTGTAATAAATCATCAATCAATTTCATTGCAGGAAAAATAATTCCTAATCCATAAGCACAATCACCATTAATATTAAAACCAACATGAGCCACATTATCTACATTAAAGTCAATAACCTTTTCTTTACTAAACTTATCAAATGCTCCCTTATATTGTCTATAACCTAAAACCTTTCCTTTTTTATCTCTTAATACATACATATAATTTGCATTTAAAACCTTTAAACCCTCAACTCCTTTTTCTTTACTTCCTCCAATCTCAAAAAAACCATTACCTTTCTTTAATGCTTCTTTACACCAAGCCCTCAATAAACTATCAAAATTAACATCCTTCATAAATTCCTCAATAATTGTCTTTGCCCTTTCATCATCACAAGTTATATAAAATCCAGGACCAACAACAAAATCAACATACTTATCAACAATAGCCGATACTAAACCATACTTCTGATATAAACCCTCTGTTAATTTAAAATCAAATGGATGTTCCTCACCTAACTCTTGTGGAAATTTAACATCCTTCTTCTCAACCTCACCTTTAAATTGTTCACTTAATTTTAAAAAATCATCTGACAAACTCGGTTTATAATCTAAATTAACAACACTACCCTTCTCACTTACTTTTTTATTCCAAAATGCCACAAATAATAGACTCTTTTTTTATTTAAAAATATATAATTTTAAATTATATAATCTAAGAATTAGAAAATTTAGGGAAATGGATGATGAAAGAACACTTTAAGATGTCTTCTCAACAATCTTTTACATCCATTTCCCTTGTGTGTTGAGTATAATTTTTACTTTAAATATCTCCCTAAAACCATAGCCCCGTAAAGGAAATTATACTTCCTTAATTCTTCAAAAGAAACTCCCATTTCTTTTAATAGTTTTATTTGTTCCTTATTAATTGGATGATTTTCCAATTTTTTAAAATCCAAATCTCCTTTTTCATCACTTACTTCTTCAGGTTTCATACCTTTAGACATATCTAAAATTTTTTTTATTTCTTCTTTTCTTGTCATTTTATTTAACCTCCTTTAATTTATTTTTTATTTCTTCCAACTCTTCTATTTTATCTACTTCTTCTTCTTCTGCGTTTTCCATATCTTCACTACCCTTAACAATACTAAACAACTCACCCATAACAAATCCATATCTATACAAACTTTTTTCAAAATCCGTAAATTCTCTATTTAATAATTTACTTAATTCTTCTAAATTTTCTTCTATCATTTTTTCTTTTTCCATTTTCTTATCTCCTTTGCGTTTTTTCAAACGCTTTTATTTTGAAAAACTTAACCATTAAATGACTAATTGTGTCTTTCATACAATACTATAGATATTAGAGTATTTAAACCTTTTGGTGATAATATATATTATCAAAACATTTATAAACCTACTCAAAACCCAAGAATCTAACTCAACATAGGCTTATAACTAATATCATCAATACAAGCCCAACAAGCCAAAGCCAATGCATCAGGATAATCATCAAACTTATTTTCTGGATGATGCAACTTCATTCCCCCAGAACTAGTCAACTCATATCTTAAATCTAACAATTGGTATATTAGTTTTTTGTGCATAGGAAACTTTATTTTACCTTGGTTCATTAATTTTTTTAAATTACTATACATATCCAATTTTGATTGCATAGTAAATCTTATGCCCTCAACAATAGCATCTCCACAAGCACCAATCCTATCCAACTCTTCCTTTAACCAATCAGAAGGTCCTTCACCAATTCCTGTTTTATCTAAGCACATCCTTTGATATTTGTAAATTTTATACAACTCCATATCTTTTCCAACAACTTCTCTTGGTTTGTTTTTCTCATAATTACTAATATCTACAACTCTTACAAACCCATTTTGTCCCAACACAGAAATAAAAACACTTTCATCTTCTCCTTCACCAGCAATATCATTTCCACAAAAATAGTTACATCTCGGCTTAGGTAACTCAGGTAAATTATATTCTTCTAAACAATTTTCTATTTCTTCTTTTTTAAAATACCTATCTCTATCCTCAACAAAGTTTCCATAAATCTCGCATTGAACATAAGTACTACTATCACCATATTCTTTAATATCCTTCTCTATCTCTTTTTTTCCTTCATCACTTATATATGGATTATCTAAATAATTATAATGAAAACATCCATAATCTTCATCTCCCTTTAATCCTCTTTCCCACAACTCCCAAACTTCTCCTTTTCCCCAAGGAGTTGTAGTTTCCCATATTGGTGCACCTGTGTCATATGTCAAAGGTTTAATAGCATTTTTTGCTCCTTCCTTAATAAAAGCACTCTCATCCTTAAACATCCTATCATATGCCTCTCCTCTTAATGTATCTGGATTATCAGCAGAACCAAAGTCAACAAATGCTCCTGTCTTAAAAATTATTTTTGGTCTTGGAGAAGTAGTAACTTTATCAATGTCCCCATAAACTCCTGCCTTATCCATTAACTCAGTAATCTTATAAAATACAATTAATGTTTGTTTATATGTTGGAGCAACTACCATTTGTCTCATATACAACTTCAATATTCCTCCTCTTATAATCTCACCTGCAATCATTTGAGTCTTTCCACTTCTTCTACCGCAAACAATAATCTTGTTTTTATGTGGACTTCTTAATACCTCAATTTGTTTTTTATGTGGTTTCTGATTTAAATATGCAACTTGAAAACCAACAGGGTCATAAAAATCGTCTAAACTCAATTCAATACCAGGGTTTGTATTCTTCATATCCATATTCCCCCTTACCATGAATTTCTTTGTGACAATCATTACAAAGAGGAATTACATCAATATCTAATTCTTCATTTCCTAAATTATTATAATTCAAATGATGAAGTTGTGTTGCCTTCTCACCACATTTAGAACAAGTCCAATTTGCTAATTCCATAATTGCCTTTCTTCTTTCCTTCCAATCATCACTTTTTAGATATTCAATATATTCTTGTTTATTCATTTTTTTCTCCTACTTCAAAAATAGTATTATCTTCTTTCCATTTCTTCAATCTTTCTATAACAGTATTTGCAGTTAAATCAATATTTACATTAACATTCTCTTGGACAGGAGGATATAAATATCTCATATAATCCAAGATTTTATTCATTAGTGTAGTTACATCTCTAATTGTTTCATTCTTTAACTTACGCTTATCACCAACTTCAATTTTATCATCTTCCCTTAAAACCTTTTTTAGTATATCTAAAATATCTTCTAATTCTCCAATACATCTTTCCTTTGTCCAAGTTCTCTTTTTTGGAACTCCTTTTATCCTACTTCTATATTCATCATCCTCTTCTCTAGTTCTATTTTTACCACCAAAGCCGTAATCCTTAATTCCTGTCCAACCCATTATAATGTTCTAAAATATATATTCAATAATATATATTTATTTTTCCTTTATCTCTTTTGTTTCCTTTTTATTTGAATCTTCCTTCATTCTTTTATACTCATCATTCGGTATAAAAATGCTAATTCCGTGTCCTCTATCCTTACATTTATAACTAAGTGTATGTCCCATAATAACTTGAGTTCTACTTCCTTCAATAACCTTATCAACATATGCTTCTTGGTCTTCTAACAATTCAAATCTATCTTCCTTTCCATATTTATCTAAATCACCTATTTCCAATTTCAAATCATTCTTAACAAATCCATAAATTCTTTGACTTTCTTTTTGTGCTTTTTCATATCTATCTCTAAAGTCCAATCTAGCACAAGGTTCATCAAATGGTTTAAACTTCTTGTTATATTCCAAAACTTTTTCAGCAACTTTTTGATTAAATACATCAAAAATGGTCTTAGTTCCTAAAGTAATAAAGTCTGCTTGTTCAACTTGTGTTGGTCTTCTCTCAATATCCATTCCTACCATCTTATTTTAATCCTCCTTTCAATTTTTTTAAATTTATTTAATATCCTTATTTAATATATTTGGGAATTTCATCGCTCTCTTCCTCTTCCGTTTCCTCTTCTACTTCTTTAATCTCAACTCCTTCATCAATTTGTTTTTGTAACAAATCAACAATCTCTAGTTGAACTTTCTTTTCTTCTTCAAATTCCTTTTTTTCTTGTTCCATTTCTCTTCTCTTATTAATATAATTCATTTCTAAACCTTCACTCAACATTAAATCTTGATATTTTATTCTAAAATCTAGCATCTTTAAATTATCTTTTCCTCTATCAATTGATTTTTGATTTAACGCTTTTTCTTCCTCAGTTAATTGTCTTCTCTGTTTTATCTCTTCCATTTTCTAAAAATTCATCTGCCTCCTTTTTAAATTTTATATAATCGTCAAGTTTAAACTGAACAAATTTTGCCAACTTAAACCTGTTTCCTTTCTTTTTATCATCATCCAAAAAATTCTGTTGGTCTTTTCTAATTGTAATACATTTAGTAATAAATTCTGCTTCCTCATAATTTTTTATAATGGGCATTCTATATGTTTTACCTCTCTTATAATATATGTTATCAAACTTTTATTTAAAAATATATATTTATAAATTATATAATATACCCAAAACAATCAAAACTCAACAATACTTTATTAAAATAAACTACAATACCCTATAAACAACCCTAAATTTAAACAGAACATACCCTATAACATAAGATATTAAATTCAATAATAAAAATTATACAAAAAAAATAAAATAAAAAAACAATATGTTGCTTTAGAATTAGTAATATTCTTCTGTAATAGCAATTGAAAAGAAAAGTACACAAAGAAATAATAGTAACACTCCAATCCAAAAACTCCAAACTTCCACAAAGAAATGATTTTTTAACATCCAAGCATCTTTAGCAATCCAGTCGCTTCTTTCTCCTTCACCATGTATATACATCCTTAAATTATCCATCTTTTCATTATATACATCTCCAAAATTCTCTGTAGTTGTAGCATTTCCACTGTATGTTGCTGTTTTCCATTCTTCAACTGCTTTTGCTCTTTCAATTAACCCTTCTAAATGTTGATATTGAAATTTCATCGAATTATCGGGTTTTTTAAAAATCCAAGCGCCATACAAATCTTCAGTCAATTTTTCATCAATCATTGATTGCTTACCTACTTCTAACTGAACTAATATTGCTTCTGGAGTTATACTATCTCTGGCATTATCAAAATATGAACCAATCTTTGCTTCATACTGATAATTTACAAAAGCCGCATAACCTATCAACCCAATAATTCCTAAAAGCATTAATACTCCCAATAATACAAAAGGTAATGTTTTAGACATTTTTTTCACCTCCTTTCACATTTGTTGAACACTCTTCATCAAACCTCTCACAAATCCTTTTAATCATAAATGCCATTTGTTTATTATTATCTACCTGTCCAACATAAACCCCACTTTTCATCATTAATCCAACCATCATTCCTAAAATACAATTCTCCTTTATCTCACTACTCCTATCCTTAATTGCTCCACTAATTAACACAAAATTTTTTTCAAACTCATTCTTCATTCTCTCTACTTGTTTCTCTAATCTTCCATCTATAATACTCCCACAAAAGTCATCTATTGTTTTTCTCTCAATACAAACACCCTTATAAACATAATCTCCAACCTTTAACCTTTTCACTACACACTCAAATCCTAATTTCTCCAACTCTCCATTCAATACACTATTTTCTCTATCATCTACTTCAATAATCATTTTAAAAATTTCTCCTAATATCGAAATTAAGAGATAGTTTGCTACTCAAACCAAAACCTTTCAAGTTTTGAGTAAAATTGTAGGGCGTTCTAATCCCCATTGAAAACCCCTTCTGGAAACTTCTCACACCAAGACAAAAATATTTTGAGTGGTTTTACACAATTACCTGGCGTATCTGCCCAATAATCTTTGAATGTTTGTTTGTCTTTAAATGGTTCTATAGCTTTTTTTAATCTCTCAATACATTCTCTACCTTTCTTTCCGTAGAGCCATCTTATTCCTTTCTCTTCATCTAAAAAGCGATAATAATACCAACTATAATTATAAGTAACATTCAAAGAAGTATCTTTTGTTCCACCAATTACAAAAGTTCCGCCTTCTTCGTGTGCTTCTTCTAACTCAAAATATTTTCCATTTTCGTCTTGATAATCTATATCGTATGACATTGTAGCCCTCTAATCTTATTTCGTTTAATATTAGCGTTAAGGAAAGTTTTTCCGAAGGAAAAATTAGGGAGAGCAAAACAACGATTTTGCGAACCTCTTAACTTATATTCACAGAAGTTTTGAAATTGGCGATTACTCATTTAAGTCCTCCATGGTTTCATTTTTATAAATTATGTAGCAATTATTAATACAATTAATTTCATCAAATTGTTCCTGTTCATATCCAGTTGAAATTAATTGACAAGCAGATACACATTCTTTATAACCTTCTTCTTGAGGACTTAAATCTAATTTACTCTTTGAGTAGTCCCATATAAAAAAAGAAACTCCAATTATAATTATAACAATAGAAAACATTATTATTAAAGTGTTATAATTTTCACTATTCATCTTGAGTTTCTCCAGACTAACGAGCCAATTTCAAAATTTGGTTCTTGACTGTGAATATAACATTTAAC